AGATCAGCCTCACCTATCACTAAGACTAACTTTGTAGAGCCAGGTGGTACTCAGATTCGTGTTGGTGCAACAACCAATGATTCTGATGCTTACTTACCAGACAAGCTCGTAGACGCTTTCTATGATGCAGCAAGTGCATTAGATGAAAAGGGTGTTAGTTCTGATGGAAGAGTAGCTGTATTGAACCCACGTCAATACTATGAGCTAATCCAGCAAACAGGAGATTCAGGTCTAGTTAACAGAGACTCACAAGGTACATCCCGTCAGAAGGGTAATGGAATTGTAGAGATCGCTGGTATCAAGATCTACAAGTCAATGAACATTCCGTTCCTTGGCAAATATGGTACTGCTTACGGCGGTACAACTGGCGTTACTGCACCTACTAATACAGGTTCATTCGTCAGTGTGACTCCAGAGGATGCCTCTGGCGCACAAACAGGTATCAAGAACGACTACGGTACAAATACCGAGCTAGGAGCTAAGTCATGTGGAATCATATTCCAACGTGAAGCTGCTGGTGTTGTAGAAGCAATTGGACCTCAAGTACAAGTAACCAAAGGAGATGTATCAGTAATCTACCAGGGAGATGTCATATTAGGACGACTCGCCTGTGGAGCCGATTATGTTAACCCAGCGGCTGCTGTAGAATTATATGTAGGCGCATCTGCACCTTCAGCATTCTAAGTTTTAAGGGGAGTCTTTATGGCTCCCTTTTTTTTATTCATAAATATTTATACCTATGGCATTTCCTACCACTAACGCTGTAACAGAATTACCTGCAATAAATCAAATACTAGCGAGCTGTGGTCAGGCTCCAGTAACTACTCTCGATTCAACCAACCCAGACGTTGCGATTGCATATGACACCCTCTTAGAAGTATCGAGAGAAGTACAAGCAGAGGGATGGAGCTTCAATAAGGAAGAGCATTATGATTTCACACCTGATACAAATGATGAAATAGTTATCCCTGATAACATTCTTCAATTAGACCTACATGACAATACAACCAATGCAGGTAAAGATGCGATAAGAAGAAACAACAAATTATACGATAAATATAACCACACTTTTAAATGGACTAATGGAGCTGTCTCCTGTGATGTCACATGGTTCTTTGATTGGGTTGATCTACCACAACCTATAAAGGATTACATAACTTCAAGAGCAGCAACAGTAACGTCCAGTCGGATAGTTGGAGATCAAGCACAATACCAAATGCTCCAACAAAAAGAAGTGTATATGAGAGCTATGGCTATGGAGTATGAAACCAATCAAGGTGATTATTCATTCTTTGGTAAACCTTCAAACAATAGATCTTATGTCAGTTATGAACCCTACAAAGCACTTATGAGATAATGGCAGCTGTAAGTCAACGAGTAGATAACTACCTTGGTGGTGTATCTAAACAAAGCGATAGTAAAAAACTTCCAGGTCAAGTTAAAGAATGCATTAATGGTTTTCCTGATGTAACTCTCGGCTTATGTAAAAGACCTGGATTTAAGTTTATATCAAAATTAAAAACTACTGGAGGATCTGATTTCTCAGGTACTCAATTAGATGGAGGTAAGTGGTTTTACATACATAGAGATGCAGATCAAAAGTATATCGGATGTATTACACCTAAGCCGAATAGTGGTAATGGAGCTATTCATATATGGAATGCAAGTACAGGTGCAGCCTGTGCTATTACCTATAGTGGTGCAGCTCAAAGTTACTTAACTGGTACTCAGTTTAATTATGACGTTTTAACAGTTCATGATTCTACAATAATAACTAATAACTCAGTTACTATAGCTAAGCAAGCTGACCCTACTTTTGTTGAACGTACAAGAGCAACAATACTTTTAAATGGTGTAGCTACAGAGATAGTTAGTGAAACATTTGTGGTAACTATCAAGATTGATAGCACTACACATACCTGTACTTATAACTCAGGAGCAACAGATGACTTTGATGCTGTATTAACTGGTGTTAAAGCACAGATAGATGGTAAAAGTATATCTGGTTTAACAGTAACTAAATATGCTAACTCACTACAATTAGATTGTGTAAGGAGTGGTACTAGAACTTCTTTCCAAATAGATGCTAAGGGTGGTGCTACAAATAATAATTTAGATGTATTTCAAGATTGGTCTAGTAATGTTTCTAACTTACCAGCTCAATCTTTTAACAACCATGTTATTGAGATAATCAATAGTCCTGATAATCCAGATGATAATTACTTTAGTAAGTTTGTTCAGAATGATCCTTCAAGTGGATTTGGCCTTGGTTATTGGAAAGAAACTATTAGCCCTAAAGTTTCAGCTGGTTTAGATAAATCAACGATGCCTCATCGTTTGATGAATACAGGTACTAATGCATTTACATTTGAGCAAATCCCTTATAGTGACAGGGATGTTGGAGATGATAATACTAATAGTCACCCAACATTTTTAGGCCAAAAAATTCAGCAGGCATTTTTCCATGGATCAAGATTAGGTTTCTTATCTACAGATAATGTCTCTATGAGTAAATCAAAAGAGCCATTCAACTTTTATCACACATCAGCTAGGACTATTACAGAAGCTGATCCAATCGATATAAGTGTTGCATCTATTAGACCTGCTGTACTCCATGCTGTTATACCTACAACTCAGGGTTTGATTCTATTTTCTAAGAATCAGCAGTTCTGGATGTATTCAGAGAGTGGTCCATTAAGTCCAACTACTACTAAAATTAGAGTCATATCAAACATGGAAATGGATACTGATGTTGATCCTATCGACGTTGGTACTCATATGAATTTCATCAGTAAAACTCCTAGTTATACTAGGGTGTTTGCCATGCAGACACGAGGTTTAGCTGAATCTCCTAATGTTCTTGATATAGGAAGAGTTGTAAATGAGTGGATAACTATTGATGTAGATACATTGATATCTAGTGTTCAGAATGAATTTATAGCTATGTCCAGTCAGAGTAGTAATAAGATCTTTTTCTATAAGACATACTCTGATGGTGAAAGCCTATTAATGGAATCATGGTATAACTGGGAATTGCCAGGAACTGTTCAAACTATTACAGTTGATCAGGATGAGATGTACTCCGTTACTAAGCAAGGTAATCAATACACACTGCAGGTAGCAAATCTAAGTCAAAGTCCAGAACAAGCTATCATTGTTAATAACCAAGGTCAGAAGGTTAACCCTTGTATTGATCTATATAGTCAAGCGAGTTCAGTTGTTTATGATTCAGCTAACCGTAGAACTAAATGCTATATACCATTTGCAAACTTAACTGATCAGAAACCTATTGTTGTTATAGCTGGTAGTACTGTTGCTGGTACGTTTGCTGAGTCAGGTTTTACTATGACTCCAGAGACAGGAAGTGATGGTAGTGGTAATTTCTTTATTGTTCCTAAACGAGACTTCTCTTCAATAGCTAGTGATGTATATGTTGGATATAGATATGACTTTGATATACAACTACCAAAAGTTTACTATCAATTAGATCAGGAAGGTAAGAATAGAGACTATGCAGCTAACCTAACGGTTGCAAGATTAAAGTTTGATATTGGTCTATCTGGACTTATGTCATTCAAATTAAAAGCAAAAGGAAGATTAGCTGGTAGTAAGGAGTACACAGGAGACGGTACAACTAGAGATTTCCCTTGGACTCCAAATGACCTTGACTTTCAAAACAGAGAAGAGGTCAAGGTAAAACTAAACAATGTGGTTACGACTGCATATACCTTCTTAAGTGATAGTTCTATTAGATTTAATTCTGCACCTGCTAATGGAGATAAAATACTAATCTATTTGGATGAATGGTATAGCTTACAATCTGCTATTACAGCTGATTTAGATTTAGCAGATGATGTTCCTTTAAATGAATCGACTGTATTCAGTATTCCTATTCATCAAAGAACAGAGAACTTTAACATAAGAGTCTTTAACGACTCCCCATTCCCCGTGTCTTTGAACTCGATGATGTGGGAAGGAAACTACTCACCGAGATTTTATAGGAGGACTTAAATATGGCATGGGAAATAGGGTTAGCGATAGCAAGTGCTGGTTTATCTTTTATAGGTGGTCAACAAGCACGTTCAGATGCAAAATCTGCTAGACG